GGGACCACCGGCACGTTCGGTGAGTCTGACGTCGCTGTCGCCGCTGATGAAATCACGGTGCAACCATACCTGAATCTGCAGGTTGGTGATCCTGTGGTGTTCAGCATTGTCAATTCTCAAACTGGTGGTTCCGGCACCGGCACTCTGCCTGCTGGTATCACTGCTGACACCACCTACTACGTCATCAGCTACACAGCTTCCACTGGTGTGCTGCAGGTGTCCGGCACCCTTGGCGGCTCAACCATCACCATCACCGATGACGGCACCGCTGCTGCTCCTAACGAGTTCCAAGTTGCTTACGCCGACTACGCTGCTGTCGGTCAGGTGCAAAGCTGGAGCTTTGAGATCAGCCGTTCTGAGATCGACGTGACCACCATCGGCCAAGTTGGCACTCAGTACGCTCCGTTCCGTGCTTACATCCCTGGCTTTGCCGATGGCAATGGCACCGCTACGGTCTACGTGACCGATGAGGATGCTGCGCTTTCCAACCGCATGGTCGAGGATGTGCTGCAGCGGAACCAAGTCGGTTGCGCTTTTAAGCTCTACACCGACAAGCAGGGCACCGAAGCGCTGAGCCGCAGCATCAGCATGGATGCCGTGCTGTTGACCGCTAGCCTGAACATCAACCCTGATGATGCTCAGCAGGTCGAGATCACCTTCCGTCCGACCGGCGCTCCTAGCTTTGACTTCAGCACCAGCGCTTGACCGCTACCGCTAGAGACAACAGCCCTGGCATTGCTGGGGCTTTTTTGTTGCTAGAGTAACAACGAACAGGATATTTCTTGAGCATGACCGCAAAGCTGTCCGCATTGGATCGCCTGAAGAAAGCAGCGAACTTCACTCCATCTAAGCGTGTGGTGAAGCTAAACGACGGCACTGAGTTTGAGTTTTACGCAACACCGCTCACGATGTCTGAACGCGAGCGGGCGCAGAAGATGCCAGGTGGTGATGATGCCAATGGCTTTGGCCTGAACCTGCTGGTCAACAAAGCGATGGATGAAAACGGGCAGCGGTTATTCCAAGCTGGCCAGATCGCTGAGCTGCGCGAAGAGGTGCGTGATGATGACATCCAAAAGCTGATCCTTGGCGTGATCCAAGAGGATGAGCAATCAGACATGAAAAGCGCTAAAGACTGATCTACGACGCGACAACTGGCTCATGCTGCAGCTTTGCGTCGCAGCAGAACTCGGCATGAGCCTTGCGCGGTTGAATCAAGAAGTGACGCCAGAAGAGCTGCTTATCTGGGATGCGTTTTTTACTGTCAGAAATGAAGAACGCGAGAAAGCGCTGAAGCGACGACGGTAGACTGTTGTTATCGATAGGTGTTGAGCAGTGTCTGCCGTTGCTAATGTCGCAATCAACCTTGATTCGCGTGGTGTACCGGCGAAGCTAAAGCAGATCGCAGATCGCGGTAAGGAAGTCGATCGGTCGCTTAATGGTGCGGCAGCTGCGACCACAAAAGCTGGGCGTGAGATAAAGACTGCAGCCAATGGGATGCAGTATTTCACGGATGCGGCTGGTCGCGCTCGGAAGGTTAATGGGCAGTTCGTTACATCAACCGAAGCCGCAGCAGCAGGGATCAAGAAGCAAGACACAGCAGCCCGAAGTTTGATCGGCACCATGACCAAGCTGGCGGCAACCGCTGGCGCCGGTCGAGTTGCGGCAGGCATCACTCGCACCGCTGCGGGATTCGAGGAGGAGCTGCGTCGCGCTGCCGCGATCGAAGGCGGCGGCAATCTGGATCAGCTGCGGCAATCAATCGAACGGGTTGCATCAACAGCAGCTGGCACTCCGACAGAAGTGGCAGCACTTGCTACATCATTAAGTCGTGCTGGCTTCACCGCAAAGGAAACCGGCGAATCGCTGCAAGGTATTGTCACTGGCGCTGAAGCAACAAGTGTTGCATTTGATCAACTTGGCAGCATCGTTTCATCCAGTTTGCGTTCATTTGGACTGGCTACATCAGACACTGCGTCAGTGGTTGATACGTTGGTGCAAACCGCCAACAGCTCAAACCAGACAATCCTGGACCTCGGCGAAGCATTGAGTTATGCAGCACCAGGTGCGCGGACGCTTGGAATCAGTATCGGCGATCTGTCTGCAACGATTGGACTTCTTGCTGATAATGGCATTCGCGGCAGCCGAGCTGGTACGTCTTTGTCAACGGGCTTGAATCGACTGCAGCTTGCAGCATCCGGCAGCGAAGAAGCGCTGTTTGAAATTACGCGTGGTAGCGCAATGCTGACCAAAGCAATGGATACATTAGGCAGTCAAGTGCTAGACGCAGAAGGCAATCTTAAGCCTTTGGATGATGTGCTTCTTGCGCTTAAAGGTAGTCTCGATCAATTAAGTGTCGGCCAACGTGTTGAACTAACGAAGGCATTATTTGGAGAGGAAGCAGGGCGCGGATTCCAAGCGTTGCTGGCAAGCAGTGAAGAGAAAATCCGCAGCATGTTTCAAACAATCGAAAGCTCGCAAGGCAAGACAGAGCAAGTCCGCGAAGAGATGCGTGGATTCTCTGACAGCATGAAAGTGTTAGGCGGCAACGTCGAAAACACCACGAATGCAATTGGTGATAAATTCATTATTGTATTGAAACCATTAGTTGATGGGCTGAATGCAACACTGAAGGCTGCATCGGAGCTACCCAAACCAATACGTGACATCGGTGCAGCCGCCGCCGCTGCCGGCATCGCTGCTGGTGGCTTTGCATTGGCTTTGAAGACGTTGATTCCTACTGTTAAGCTGCTAACTGGATTGCTCGGCATCGGCGGCCTTGCTGGAGCAATGGCAGCACTGCCGTGGGTTGCAGTAGCGGCTGGCGTAACAGCTCTTGCTGTTGCCGCGTATGACGGCACCGTACGAGCACAGGAGTTTCAAAACAAACTTAACGACCTGAGCGGCACATCAACGGAATTGATGGGCAAAATGGCAGGCGTTAGGTCTGACATGGAAAGGCTAAAAGAGGAGATGGATAAGGGTGGCCGCGCTGGTGCGGTAGCAAAACGAAAGTATGACGCACTAAAAACTACACTAGAAAACCTGAAAGGTACTTATAAGATCCGACTGGAAATCGAGGAAATATTCAAAGGAGGTAATCTTGCAGACATCAAGTCATCGGGATATGGCCGCAGCGAAAATGGCTTGACCTACACGGTTTCTGGAGTTACTTATGATGCGGCAACCGGCAAACCGGTTCAGCCAAAAGCACCAGCTGCGCCAAGTGGGCCAACGCGTCCATTCAAGGTAGGTGATACCATCAGCGATTCAACCATTGCGAAAGGTAGCGCAGCGGCAGGCAAGGTCAAGGAAACCGATGCAGAGCGTGCTGCCAAGATCAAAGAAATCAGAGCTATTGAAACCAAAATTTACGAAGCAAGGTCTGCAGGCAATGAGGCTCTAGCGCTGCAGCTTGAAGCCCAAAAGATGCAAATTGAAATTCAACAACGCGGATTAGGGGTGCAGGAAGAAACGCAGCTATTGCTGCAAAACGGCGAGCGGCTTACTGAGCGATTAAATGAACTTGAAAAGCAAAGGTCTGAACGATTGGATCAGTTCCTGCAGAAAACAAAAGAACTAGTCAAAACCCAGAATGATGTCATCAGTAATTATCAACAAGAAACCAATCTGCTGGAGATGCAAGCCCAAAAGGGTGAGGCATTTGTGGAAAAATTCAAAGACATCAATAAATTGATGATGGAAGGCGGCTTATCGTTTAGCGAAGCCTTCAGTCAAGTTGAAGGCAGGACCGCTGCAATGGCTAGCCTCAACAAAGAAGCAGATATGTTCCAGCAAGCTCTCTCTGGCGCTGGTGACATCATCGGCAATCAGCTACGTGGCGCGATTGATGGCTTGATTGATGGCACGGCTGATTGGAATAACATTCTCCAAGACACGTTAAAACAACTTGGTAGCTTCTTCCTGAACCTTGGCCTGAATCAACTTGCTGGGCCGCCTGGCAGCGGTGGCATCCTCAGCTTCTTAGGTTTCGGCACTCGCGCCAACGGCGGCCCCGTCAACGCAAACCAGCCTTACATCGTCGGCGAACGCGGCCCTGAGTTGTTCATGCCATCTAGCAGTGGCAGTATCACCTCGAACGAAAATCTGCAAGCGCAGAACAGAGCATTCCTTGACTCTATTTACACCGAGAATGGCGAAACCGCTTCTGACGACAGCGAAGCTGAGAGTGAAGCGACAGTTGCGGCACGAGATGCAATACGTGAAAGCGAGCGTATCCAAGAGAATAAAATGCAAATTATGTCACAACAGAAAGAATTTGACCGGCGTTACGAACGACAGCGTATTGAGCAAATGGCATCAACACCTGGCAAGCTCGACATCAAATACGAATCGCAGGTGATCAACAATGTTGAGTACGTCACCCGCGAACAAGCTGAACGCATGGCGGCGCAATCTGCACTCCGAGGGCGTGAGCTTGCGATCGGGGCGCTGCAGAATAGCGTCAAGACTCGCAAACAGGTGGGGATGAGCTGATGTCAGTCGCAACTGTCAACTATTTACAGTTCCGCAACCGCGAAACATTTGCAACCGCTAGCCCCTTGTGGCAAAACTTCTATGTGGATCGCCCGGCTGACTTCTTGCCCTTTGGTTACGGACAGGGCGCAGGACAAACAGCAGGAGAGCGTTCAGAAGCAAGTCTCGTCACTCCTGTTAATGCCATCTCATTGAATTACGCCAAAGAAGCGGCAGACAATCGGTACATTGCGGAGGTGACGACCAAAGAAGTCAATATCAGCTCACTGGCAGAGGCCGCCACAATTTCCCGAGAGCTATGGGTCGTCGGCAGCTTCAGCCACGATCAAGAGATGCTCACCTTCGTCTTGCGTGGCCCCGGTGATGCAACACGACGCGGC